AATTACAGGAATATGGTGAAGATCAGATTGCATCAGAACTAGATGATTTTATTCGTTTAGCCATAGATGCCGAAAGTAATGATTCTCTAGCTAAAGGATGTGAATGGGGTGCTAAAGATGAGCGTGCAAGGCTAATGAAACTGCTGAAAGAGCAGAATGTTATTCGCAACTGCGGAGCAACCGGAAAGTTGGTTTTTGTTAATTGCAACACTTTAGAAGTTCTATACCTGAAAGAAGTAGCAGATGTCTGATCGCTTTTACATTGCTTTGATTGCGATTCTGCTGCTGATGGTTAGCATTTTCTGCACTTTTATGTTGAATAGACCTAACTGCTATCAAATTGAGTATCAAACACAAACAGAAACAAAATACACAACAGTCTGCGAAGGAGACGAAACATGAGCCAAGCTGAAACACATGATGCAATAAGTAGAGCAATACAAGATTCAAGAGATAACGCTATTGAAGCAGTTCTAAGCATTATAGATTCCTATAAGCGCCTACAAATGCCTTTAGATCCTAAAGATTCTTATGATTTGGGTGCTAGAGATGCGGTAGATACTTTAGTTATTCACCTAACAAAGTTTGCTGAAGGACTTAAGGCAGGTCGTAAATGAGCTGTAACAACTGCCAGGGGAACTGTGCTTGCAGAGTGAATAGCATCAACATTTTTAGCAAAGACTATAAGGCAGGTAAGAGTGAAGGTCAGCGTGAAGAACACACTAGAACTTCTGATGCTCTGATTGAACTTGAGCGTAAAGAGATTATTAGTAACGCGCAGTTACAGGCTATCCTTGACTTGATTTTGGAGAAGCTAACCGATCAAGTAGATATCTTGTGAGCCTGCTAGACATTGTTTTATGGGTTGTAGGTGTAGCAGTTGTTTTACCTTTGGCTGCTTCTTTTCTGATGACTTGGCTTTTTGATAACACCGATAATGAAGGGCTTTATGATGAACAAGATTCTTGAACGCTGGTTTCCTAAGACTATGCACCGCTACTGGTGGAACGCTAGAACAACCGGTAAAACTTATGGAATAAACCTTGCTTTGTTTGTGTTGCATGAAGAGATGAAGCAGGTGCATAAAGATACTGAAGTTGCTTCTCTAGCTGTAAATGCCAGGATGAGAGCAAAGTATTTGCAAACCTTGATTCGCAAGGTAAAGGCTTTAAAAGATGTTGAGTAGGGAACTTGATGAAGCCATTTTTGCGCTTAGGGATTCTTTACATACTGAGTTTGTTGTTGATTCTGTGTTGGCTAATAAGCTCTCCGATCTTCTTCTTGTTTCGGCTGCTACCGGTGGTGCGATTCAGTCAGTCGCAGAGATTGTGGCTAGGGACATTATTACGAAAACTAAACAAGAACTAGGGAAGGTAGAGTTAAGAGATGTTTGAAGATCTAAAGATACCTAAACGCCAAACTAACTGTCGTATAAGAACAATCTTGAGTGAACTGTCTGATAAAGATAAAGTCATTTTTGAGCAGGCTGTTATGAGTCCTGAGTGGCCATATAAGACTCTAAGTAATGAGTTGTATAAGCGTGGAACTAAATGTAGTGATGCAGCTATCAAACATCATAGAGAGAAACGCTGCTCGTGCTTGAAGGATTGAGCACACCTGCACCAAAGGTTACTTATCCTGAAGGTTGGAGTCCATCAGTTCAGTTTGATGGTGATGGTGGTGAAGCTGTTCTTCCAGGTACGCCTGATGGAGAAGCAACTGATGTTGATGCTTTCCTTAGAGAAGCAGGCATAAACCCTGATGAAATAGAAATTGTGGGTGAACCGCGTATTAGTCGTTGGCAGGTTGCTAGACCTTTTCCGCTTGAACCTATGTGGATGACTTCAGTCAGGATTCGATGGGTGAAGCGTAACTCAACAATCAATCTTCCTTTGCTGTATTCGTTGGCTAAGAAAACTAAGCCTGTAACACCTAAGCAGGTTGAGTCAGGTAAAGCCTTAGTTATTCTCTGGAGTGATTTACAGGTTGGCAAGGTAGATCATCGTGGCGGTGTTGATGCGCTAATTCATAGAGTTGCAAAGACTCAGTTAGCTCTTATTGAGAAGGTCAAGGCAGTTAAGCCTGAGAAGATTATCTTCTGTGATGTTGGCGATACGATAGAGAACTTTGGTAATGCTGCCGACTTACATCAGCTACAAAGTAATGACTTGAGCATTATGCAGCAGATTGATTTGGCAACATCATTAGCTTGGGAAACGCTGAAACAGTTGAGCAAATACGCCCCGATAACTTATCTATCTGTCGGCTCTAATCACTGCCAGTGGAGATCAGGTAAACAACGTGTAGGTAAGCCTACTGATGATTGGGGTTTACATATTGCTAGGACACTTGCCAGACTTAGTAAAGAAGTTGGATTGCCTATAAAGTTCTTTGAACCTGCCGAGCATGACGAATCGTTAGCCTTCGACATCTTTGAAGATTCTTTTCACATTCTAGGTTTATGGCATGGCCATCAATCTGCTAGACCTGATGCAGTGCCAACATGGTGGCGGCAACAAGCGTTTGGTAAGCAACCTGTTCACGCTGCAACTATCGGTGTTAGCGGACACTTCCATCACTTACGCGTTCTTGAGTTAGGTTCTACCCCGCGTGGGACAAGTCGCTTCTGGGTGCAGGCTAGCACGCTAGATAATGGATCTTCGTGGTGGCGTTTGACTGCCGGTGAAGATTCACAACCAGGGTTAGTGTGCTTCGAGTTACAGCAAGGCATAGACTTTACAGGGACAGTCTGGAAGATTTAGGGGCTGAAATGGTTTTGACTGCTGATAAACCCGCATGCGGAATTAGTAGGACTCGAGTTCGACTCTCGACAGCTCCACAAAGGAATTACTAATGCCTACTTATGTTTATGCTTGTCCGAGATGCGCTGCTAAAGCTGAGATAATCGCAACCCTAAGCGAAGAAATTGAAGCGCCTAAGTGTTCTAAGTGTGATGAACTGATGATGCGTAAATACGATTGGCAAACAACCCGTTTTGTTGGTGGCGGATGGGGTAAGGATGCACGATGAAGATAAAACTATTGTTAGCAATCGCAGTATTTCTAAGCCTAAACTTTGGGTCAAACATCACTACTTATGCGACAGCACAACCTAAACCGCCAAAACAAACTGATCTAAACAAAATCCTGTTCAAACATCAACAACTTGCCAGGATACCTAAAGTTATTGCTTACCTTGAAACTAGAGCACATAAGACCGCTTATGTTTTTAGTGGAGATAAACCGACCGGATGGGATTGTTCAGGTTTAGTTAGATACGCTTACAAACAGTTAGGTGTAACCCTGCCACATTCTGCTGATGCTCAAGGCCACATCGGGCATAGAGTGTCTAAACCAATCGCAGGGGACATAGTAGTTTTTGCCTATAAAGGAAGAACAGACTTTTATCATTCAGCAATCTATTTAGGTAACAACCTAATAATCAACGCGAACCGCAATTATGGCACAACAGTCATTGAACCCTTATCAAACTTTAGTAAAGCTCAAATAAGGTTTATTAGGATTTTGAGCAAATGATTAGAGAAACTTGTTCATGCGGTGCAGAATTTGAGACTGATGATCGTGATGCGATAGAACTAATCAAGTCTTGGAGAAGAACACATAAGCACTCAGATAAGCCACAGAAGCCTGCTGACCGAGACTCTTCTGCTTTATCAAATACAGACATAGCATTAGGTTTTCAAGCCATCTACGACCCGCTAGATGATGATGAGTAGATTCCCTAAACCCTGCATCAAATGCGGTGTGCTTACATCAGGTTCAAGCTACTGCACAATACACATGAAAGAGAAATGGGGGCGGTATAACGACCCTAAATACAAGCAGGGTAGGGCAGGGCTACGGGCTACCGCAACACGATGCCATCTCTGCAATGAACTGTTCACTGACCGCAATCAAATCACTGCTGATCACCTGATACCTGGAGACAGGAACAGTCCCCTACTGGCAGCACATTTATCTTGCAACTCTGCGCGTGGCGATAGACCACTCTAAACAAACATTCAAACAAACAATCAAACAACAGCATCGCTACATCCCTGTATTGGCGGGGTAATCAGGGGGGTGGGTCATTTTTGTTTTTATTTTTCGTTTGCTCAACAT